GTGTTGTAGGCAAGGCCAGTGATCATCGTCCTATCGGTATTCGGTAACGCGGAAACCTTGCGATGCACAGACATCGTTGCTGCCGTGTAGTAATAAATCTCGTTTCCGTAGGAGAACGCACCGCCAGCAGTTCGGTCGAACAATCGTGCGAGGTTCAGGAACCCTGCATTCGGAGTCATCGGGATGCAATCCACGAACAGCGTGTTCGGATACGGATTGCCAGTGATGAACAAACTCGTCGGCATCGTGCAGTAATCAGCCGCCCTGCTCCCCGTGCTTGCCCCGGTCGGGATGTACGAGGATGCGCCGGAGCCTGTCTCCAGTTGTGCGCCCCACGCGAATAGCGAGTCGGTGGTCGTTTGGACGCTGGTGTCCTTCGGGTACATAAACACGTTTAGCGTTCCAGTACCTCCAAGTGTTGCGGCAAGAACAACCTGAACCCTCGTCCATCCAGTCGTGGATAGATTGCTGACCACAGAGAATCCGCCTCCGGTTGATGTCACACTTGCGGTTCCACCGGATGGCTGCGACAGGATCGTCATCGTGGCGTTCTGCGCTCCTGCGCTGTTCTGAATACTGATGACGCAGATGTTGGTTCCTTTGCCCTTCAGCCAAACGCTGTAGGTATAGGCAGTCGTAGTCGTTTGTCCCGTGAGGAACAACCCGCAGTAACGACTGCCTCCGTTGGTTGTCGGAGCAAAGGAGATGCTTCCAGTTCCTCCGGTCGGGTTGACATCGGAAGATTCAACGGTTCTTGTCGCCGCGTTGTATCCCCAAAAACTTCCGGTGGTTTCGAGGGTTTCCGAGTATCGCGCAAGATTGTTACTCGTTCCCTCAATCAGCAGTCCGCGAGGCTGGAGCGTGGTCGGGTCGTAGTCGAAGCGGGGGGCTTGGTAGACGGTCGTGGTCGTTCCGTAGTACGACTGTGCGGAAGTGCCGGGATTGATCTGCGCTCCCCACGCCAACACTCCATCGGAACTTCCGGTCGCTCCTGCGAACGAGTTCGCAGCAGGATCAGTCGCCGTATTCATCGCCGTGACCCAGAACGCAACGAGTGGCCCGTTGACGACCGTGAAAGACATCGTGATTCTGTACCAACCGCCTCCGACATCCGTGATCGTGCGCGTATTCGTCACTCCGTATCCGGCACTCGTCTGATTTGACAGATTGAAATGAGCGCGAGCATTTGCGTTTGTCGTGACGAGTCCGACGATGCTGTATCCGGAAGCCTTGACATACACGGACGCCGTGAACGGAATACCAACAGCCATCGAAAGGTCAGCGGTTCCAACGTAGTGAAGCCCGTTCGTTACGTTCGGAATGATCTTGACCGCCGTAGATCCACCGAACGGATCGGCAAATCCCGTCCATCCTGACACAGTCAGATTCGTTCGAGTGATCCATTGTCCAGCGCCATTCTGGGAGAGATCGCCACTCTGTAGAACGATGTTTGCGCCAGCCCACTCCACCAACCCCTGCGAGTTGATGAAGGTGGCGTTGGTCGTGCGCGTGAACGTCAGGCGCGGGTCGAGGACGCCCGTGGTGAAGTCGAGCGAGAGCGTGGAGCCGTCATCCACCGTGCCCGGAAAAGGGATCAGGGTGGTCCTGCGATTGTGCCGAGAAGCGATGATCTTGCTCAATGCCATGACGGCTCCTGTTGATTACTCAATCACCCAAGCGTTGTACACCAGACCACCACCGTTGACGATGCGGACTCGCAGCATCTTCACCAGCGGAACGACTCGGCACCACGAATTGGCATTGCCGTTGATGTAGGTGGTATCGCTGGGCTTCATGGGCTCAATGTCGAACCAAGTCGTGCCGTCATCCAGCGAACCCTGAAGGAAGGCCGCAACGGTGCTGCCAGCAGCCAGACGGGAGCCGCTGTGGGTGACGATCACCGTGCCATACTGGTCAGGCTGGAGATCCGGTGCGACCGAGGAGGAGTCGGTAGGAGAGGTAGAGATCGTCTGTGCATTAATGACGCGAATGACTGCCATGTTGTTCCTTTAGGAGAGTGCTTTCACAATGAGATTGAGCGCAACAGAGACCCCAGCCCCGACAGCCGCAGCCATGCCCATAGCAAAAGCCCGCGAATGCTCCAGTTGCCGAAGTCGTTCTTCATGGTTTTTGATCTGATCTTCCTGCATTCGCTGCATCTGGATCAGCGTGTCTACCTTGCCTTCAAGGCGACCGATGGCCAGCATTATTTCGGACTCGTTGTGGAGGCTCATGCCGGGACCAATCCGCTGACGAAGTCGAACTTGATGATGTAAACCACGGTTCCAGAGGATACCGTCAGCCCTCCCGTGACATTCGGGAGATTGAATGTGGTCGTGCCGTTTCCAGAGCCAAAAGCAGTTCCAATAATGCTGAACAAAGTCGCATATGCGGAACGGCTAACCGCTGCGCCATTGCAAGTCAGGAATCCACCGGGAAGAATCGTGCCACCGTAAGGAAGGATGGTTCCAACTGGGATCGCATAGTTGACCCCGATGTTTCCCATGGCATCTTGCTGGGTCTCCTGATCAGTAGCCATCTCCGACAGTTTGTTGGCGGTCTTGAGTAGACCAGAGGTCATTTCGGGATTGAGGATGGTCGGCATGTGGATCCTTTAGGCAAGTCGGATGGCAAACATGATCAAGCCACGGCTGGTGGTCGAGGACTGGATGGTGGTGGCTGTAGTGACCACTCCGACATATCCCGGTTCGTTGTTGGCAGCCAGAAGCCCATTGGGGATCTCAGCCGCCCAGTAGGCCCATGTCGATCCGGTTGCGCCGATCTGCACACTAGATACTGCTGCGGAATTGGCTCCCGCCCATCGAACGAGAATCTGACCGACTCCAATAGCCGTCTGCGGCTTAGGCATGTAGTTCAACGGGGCCACCTTAGAAGCCGAAATCAAAGTCCCAGCGTCAATATCGGCATCAACAATGGTGTTCTTGATGGCCAACGCACCCAGTTCAAGAGTCGTTCGCTGGGCCGAAACATTGGCATCATCAAGCAAAGCCCGACCAGCAGCGGTGCAAGTGATCTCTTCCACATTTCCCGCACCAGCAGTAGAACGCCCAAGCACCTTATCGGTAGCCGAGACATTCTGCATCTTGGCGTAGGTCACGGCATCGTCAGCGATCTTCGCCGTGATGACCGAGTTGGAGGCCAGTTCATCAGACCCAACGGCACCCGTAGCGATCTTGGCGGCAGTCACCGAGTCGTTGACCAGCATGGCCGAGGTGACCGATTCGTTGATGTTCCGGGCAACACCGAAGTTGCGAATGTTGATGGCAACTCCGGCGGCAACCACGGCATCAAACACGATGCTGCTGGCGGTGATCGTGTAGGTCTCGGGGTGCTGGATCACGCCACCCACCTCCACAAGGAACATCTCGCGAGTGGTGCTGAGGGGCGCGGGGCTCAGGGTATAGGTATCGCCGCCCGTGCCTGTGTGGGTCCAGACCTGAGGAGTCGTGGCAGCCCCGCCGTACAGAGCCGCGCTGGTCAACTGGGCCATGGTGACGGCATCCTGAGCATTCAGGCCGTCAGAGAGGGCCGTCAGCCGCTTTGCCCCGGCATCCCAATGGGTCTGCTCAAGATTCAGCGGAAGGGCACCAGAGCCCGTGTCCTCGGCTTCCTGAGCGATGTGCAGGAGGCCCTTGGCCATGTTGTCGAGGTCCTGCTCGGTCAGCACGGAGGCATCGTTGAAGTTCACCACATTGCCTTGGAAGCCGGAGACCGTGTTCGGAGTCTCTCGCTGAAGGCGAACAACGGCAAGGTTGGCCGGAGCCGTGGTAAAGCGGACGAACGGGCTGGCCGTGGTTAGGTCCTGAAGGGTGTACCCCGTGGTCTGGAGGACATCATTGACATAGACCTTCAGAAAGCCGCTGGAGATCCACCCATCGATGCCGACGAGGCTGAAATCGGTGGTTGAACCGTTAGCGGTATAGAGTTGGTAACTGTTTGCCATTGAAAGTTTCCTTAGATTCAATCCCTGCGGGGCTGGGTCTTCCGGAGGTTGTACTCAGTAGCGATGTCCGACTCAAGAATGTTGAAGTACTGCTTCAGGATGGGGATGTTCTGGCCCGGAAGCAGCAGTCTGGCCTTGTGGAGGGTTCCACGGGTGATCTCACGCTCAATGGACAGGTCGAACGCATCCCCCACGGAGGCTCCGTAGAGGTCCTTGCCAACGGCCCACGACCGGGAAACCGCTGCCTGACCGGGGAAGCCGTACCAATCCAAGCCGCTGTAGCGGTATGGCGAGAACAGGGGATCCTTGTCGGCCAAGGTTTTCCACACAAAATCCGTGGCGGTGGTCGGGAGGAAGAATTCCGAAGGACCCATGGCGGCACCTCGCAGGGCTCCATCAACGGTCAGCAACTTCTCAGTTTCATTGGCCGCCTCACTATTTCCGGCAGCCACCTGAGAACGCCAGTCTGCATAGTTTCGTGCATATGCAATCAGGCCGCTGAGCATCATGGTCGCACCGATCTCCTTGGCAACCTGAATCCCGGCTCCCTTGGAGGTACGGCCAGCATTCTGGATCAGGAAGTTGTCGATGCCCTTCAGATTGAAGGTGCGGAACTGAGTGAACAGCCGTCCAGCAAAGCCAAAGACCAACTTATGGAAGTCGCCTCGGGTCGGGATACTCTGGATGCGGGTATCCACCGTCCGCTGCACGAACGCCTTGACCAAGTCCATTTCCTTGGCATCAAGGTTCTTCAGATTCGTGACGCGCTCCCCGAGGAATCCGTTGCGAAGTTCGGCATTGGCTCCAACAAAGTCGATGATCTTCTGATACTGCTCGGGCTCCAGACCGAGGGTACGCAAGGTGGCATTGTCCATCCGAGAGGTCGCGCCCTTGCTGACTTCATACAGATGCTGAATGGTCGTAGCCGCCGTCAACTGCTGGGTGAAACTGGTAATCGGAGCAAGCAGAGTGATGTCCGACATCAGATTCGATGTGCTGTCCAGCCCACGCTTCAGGATCCCGGCGGAAGGATCGGACTGCCCGGTTTCCATGAATGCTCGACGCATACGGTCGGTCGAGGGGGCAAACCAAGTGTCGATGAAGGATGCGAAGTTCTGGGCATCCTTGTCCATGTTCTTCCAGTTGCCGATCATCTCCGGAAGAATCGGCATCTGACGCATCATCTGGAAGAAACCCAAGGTTCCGACGATACGGGCCATTTCGCCCATGGCGGCCAGACCAAACTGCCCACCCGTGGTGAGGTAGCCGTAAGGAATGGCAATTCCGAGAACCCTATCCAGCACTCCGGTGGTGCCGTGATGCAGCGGCTCGTACCGCAGAGCAGCAATGACCTCTCGAAAGCCTTCCTCATGGCCCGGATCAATCTCCCCACCGATTTTTCGGGCAAGCCCAAGCATCTCATCGATGGTGGTGACCTCAACCGTGTTCTTCAGGACCGTTCCATCGGAAGTGGTGTACTCAGGACCAAAGACACCACGGATCCTGAGTTCCTCGTTGAAGGCATTGATCAGTCGCTTCTCGTTGATGGCCCCCATCATGGAGGTCACATACTTCTTGAAGACGAACGGAAGGTCATCATTGGTCAGATCAGCGATGGACAGGACGGTCTTGCCGTCACCAAGGTGATCAGCACCGTTGGCGGTCTGGACCGTGGCCTGTTCGTTCAGCAGGATTCGGGCGCGACCGAAAGGAGTCTTGCTGGGAGTCGTGGCCTTGACCGGACCAAGCAGATCCCCGAGAGCCTCGACCAGTTCCTGATCTTGCTCCGTCATCGGGGCATTCTCGGTCTTCTGGGCGATGGAGATCAGCCGTTCCGTAAACGCCGTGGCAGCCGCGTCGATATCCCCCTTAATCGTCTGCTCCACCCCATCGATCACGACCTTGCGACCGTTCTGGTCAATCGCAGCCTTGATCAGCCGAGTCAGATCCTTCTCGCCCTCAGGAGTCGTGGAAAGGCGGCGGATCCTGTCCCAACGCCACAGACGGGGCATATAGTTGACAACGGCAGACTTGTCAAAGCCACGAAGGCCCACTTCCGCAGCCATGGCGTGAATCTTGTTGAAGATCTCGCGGAATCCCTTGGCCGCGTCATTTACAGCCTCCACGGCATCGTCATAGACTCCCGTCCTCAACTGCTGGGCCACACGGCGATTGAAGTCCCGCCGCAGTTCCTTGTTGCCAAAGGCATTCTTCATGTAGGTGGCAAGAGTCACCTTGTCCATGGGGACATTGTTGGTGCCACCGCCGAGGGCAAACCGGATGAACTGGTTCCGGTATCCACGCATGAAGGCAAACTGCATGTGATGCAGAACGGATGAACCAAACTCAAAGATCGTCTGCGGCTGAGCCTTGTTAAGAGCCTTTCTAGCGTTGAACGAGAGATGCCCGATCAATCGGACAGCACCGTTTTTAGACTGCATCATTCGTGCAGCCTGATTACCCCACTTCTCCCAGATCGGAAGACGCTCGGTCAAAAACCTCTGAAGAAGGGGCACATCACTAAAATCGCTAGAACCGGGAAGACCAGAAGGTGTACTTCCGGCGGCAGCCACGCCAGCACGGGTAGCCGGAACAACATTCATCTTGTTGACGAGGCTCGGCGGAAGGTAGATCTCCTTGCCGTCCTTTACCCGCTTGTTGATGACCTGAGCCACGGCAAGCCTACGGGCGTTGGTGTCAAGCACCTTCCTGCCCTTGGCGTTGACCCGAGTCGGTGGGTTCTGCGAGATGCGCCGCAGTTCGTCAACCACATCCGCCACGACTTCGCGGTTGACCGTGGCTCCGCGCTGGCGCAACTGCTGCAAGACCTGAAAGATGAGCGAGGACTGGCCGTCAGCAGTCAACTTTCCGCCAGACAGGTGCTTGTTGGTCTTGAACGAATCCCAGATCGCATCGACCATGTCTTCTCTCTGGGAGAGATCCATGAGGCTGCGATCAATTCCACCGATGAAGGTGCGCTCATTCGGCTTCCGCAAATTGGCCACGACATCAGCCGGGAGATCCTTGCTGACCTCTTCCCAGAATGCCTTATTGAATGCTCCAGCGACCAACTTCTGCCGCTCGACCTTGACGATGGCCTGTCCGATCTTGGCAAAGGTGGCCTCATCCAACTTCAGTCCAGCGACCGACAGTTCAAAAGCCGCTGCCTTGATCGCGGAGCGGAGACCGACCACATTTCCGGGCTTGCCCCTGAACCGCCCCCTCAGAACCGCCTGACGGGAGTATGCCTGAAAGCCCTCGTTTGCGGTAAGGGGAATCAGCGTGTCTCCGATATCGTAGACATTCGACCACTTGGTAACCAAGGCGGGATCGATGACCGGAAGAGACACGGAACGAGTGCCGGGGATGGCGAGATCCACCCGCCTCGGGCTCCGCTCCCAGTCAGCCCACAGGCTCTTGGCAATCTTGTCAGCCTCTTCCTGAACATTGCCCGTCCCGGCGGCGAACAGCATTCGATCAGCCGCAGCAGGGGAATCAAAGGCCAGACGCGAGTCGTAGGAGACCGTGTAGCCACCGGGCAGATTCACCGTCTTCTCGGCCTTCAGGGCCTTGGCGGCTTCCTCAATCTGGTCCTTGGCGAAGGTACGCCCAAAGACGGCACCACCGAGGATGCCCGACACGCCAGACGAGAAGGCGATGTCGTAGATGACGCTGGAAGCATCGGGGGAGTAGACCGGATCGATGCCGTTGCGGATGCTCTGGTAAACGATCTCTTCAGCCGCACCCATTGCCGCGTACCGAGCAGTCAGGCCAGTTCGGCTGAGCGTTGCTGCGGCCTCCATGGCTGCCTGTCCCACCAACTGGGTGCGGAACATGCCGCTGGACGAAGCAGCAGCCCTTCCTGCCAGCGTAGTCGTAGTGCCCAGCCCAGCCAGCACAAGCGGCTCTGCGGCCATTCCTAGGGCCACCATGCCCCCAATGTCGCCCAAGGTGCCAACGATGCCCCCGGTGCCAAGAGCCTGAGCCTGAGGGAGTCCTGCCTTGACGAACCGGACGCGATCCTTGAACTGGCCGTAGGTCCCGGCAGAGAACAGGTAGTCCCAATGCTCAAAGGGAACATCGGAGATGTTGTCAATGATCCCGTCGATGTTGTTGTCCAGACCGAAGGTCAGATCGTCGTTGATCGCGGAGAACTCGGCCTTGGTCTTAGTCAGGTTGAGAGGAGCATCCTCCTCGTCGGCAAAGGGGGTCGCAAGAACCTCTCCCAGATACCACCCGATTCGTCCCGTATCCGTGTTGCGGTTTCCGAGGATGAACCGACCACCGTAGCCATCCACGATCTCCTGAATGTCGGGATCGATGACGGGGGTCTGCTGGGCCTTGTGCCGCATCTCCATTGCCTCATAGGGGGAAATGGAGAAGATGGGCGAATCGAAGAATGCTTTTTCCATGTTTAGAACCTAGGAACCCCCGGAGTGGCTTCCATGCCCTCAGTAACAATGTCTCGGTACTGCTTACGCTTTCGTCCGACTTCCTTCTCAGCGTAGATCTTCCGGACCATGTCAACGATCTCGGGATTCTTGCCGGAGGGATTCAGGTCGGTGGAGCGGATCAACTTGTTGTCGAGCGCAATGCCATTCTCTCGGACGGCAAGGAGTGCGCCATCGGTGGTGGTCTGGACAACGACAAAGGTAGCGTTGGGGGCCTTGGGGTAGTTCACCCGGAGGTAAGCCTCAAGGTACTCCGAATCGACCGAGGGAGACAGATTCTTCTTGGGAATCAGCGACCCACGGACAAGGATGTTGTCGCGCTCCATAGCGGCATTGGCGATGCGGAGTGCCTTCTTGTTGTTTCCGACAGCCTCGCCACGCACCGCGTTGGAGTAGTGCTTGAAGTACTCCGCGCTGGTGTAGTAAATGGCATCGGGTTCGGTGATCCCATTGCTTCCACGCCATCCGGTCATTGCCGTGTTGAACTCCTCGGCAGCAATGCCGCTTCCGGAGTTGAACTCAAGCCAGCCCCACGGATTGTTGCGGTCAAAGAAGTTGGTATCGATCTCGGAGCCGAAGACTCGCCCAGCCGCAATGTCTCGCTGGATGTTGGCGGCGTTTGCTCCCGAGGACAACTGAGTCATTGCCCACTTCAACTCAGAGACCATCCGCTTGCCGTTGGGCGACTGCGGATTCAGAACCACCTGATTAATGTCGATGCCGTTCTGGATGCTGAGTCGATAGGCGGCAAGAGTGTCCTCAAAGGCCGTCAGTTCCTCTCCACGCTCGGCGGTAATGGGAGTCGTTGCCGCGTTGTACGACAGGGTGGCCTTACGGACTTCCCGATCATCATTGAAGACCGTCCCCATCCGCATCCGGAGGAATCGGAAACGAGCGCGGATGTCAGCCTTGGCGGCCAGTTGGGTGGGCGAGTCTGTAGCCGTTGGATTTAGGTTGCCGTTGAACTGCTGAGCCACGGCCTCTTCCTGTGCAGTCAGGATCCGATCAAGTCGGTCATAGTCCTGTCGATACAGGGTCTGGGCCTTCTCGGTATCTGGAGCCACGCCCATGAGAGAACGCTTGTCATCGATACGGGCCTTCATCTCCACGAACTGAGGAACGCTCGGCATCTCCCCCTTCGGAGGAGAAAGAAAGTTGGCAAACTGCGTAGCAGCAGTCACATCCAGACCGTTCTGCTTGTTTCCATCCGGTCCAAGGTCTCCAGCCCAAATGCTCTCGGACAGGGTGGCAATTCGGTACTCGGCTCTCTTCTGAGCAGAACTTTCCCAGACGCGCTCAAAGACACTCCGGTACTGCAACTTCTGGGCTTCGTCCATGCCAAAGGTCAGGAACATGGACTCCATCTTTTCTTCAAGATGGCTTCGATACTTGGCCTCGTCATTCAGGAATTCGGCGGGGATGATACTGGAGCCTGAACTGTTAATCACTCCAAGAACAGCATTCTCCTGCTCCTTCATCAGTTCCCGCTTGGCCTCAGCCTTGCCCTGTTCGATCTCGTTCAGGATCCAAGACCGCTTGGACTCAGCCTCGGGACCCGTGATTGAGATCTTGCGATCCGGTCCCTCAACAAACTGGTTGAACTTCTCCAGAGCCTGTTCCTGCGTGACCTTGCCGCTGATGACGGACGGCTTGAGGTCCTGCCACCACTCGTAGAACTGCCGCGACTCCTGCATGGACAGGCGGTTCCGGTTGTTCTCAATCTTGGCACGGTTGGCAAGCAGGGCAGCCTTGGCGTACTCCGTGTCCTTGAGCAGGGCGGTACCGGACTTCAGGGAGTTGAAGATCTGCTCGGCACCCTCGACATCCTCAGCAGTCGCCATCTGGTTGATCAGGTTGTCAACAATGGCCTCGTTGATCTGCTTTGCGCTGTAGCCGGATCGGATGAAGTCATCAGCGGCCTCCTGAAGAGCGAGAGAGGCGTTCTGACTGATGATCTTGTCGGGGCTCCGCAGATCAGCCACAGCCTTACCGACCTCCGCACCAACGCCCACAAGGACGCGCTGGTTGCGGACCTCGGTCACCTTCTCCTCATGCTTCATCCCCATCGATGCGATGTAGGGATTGAACGCCTCGTAGAAAGACCGACTCATGTAGGGTGCATTGCCGATCACCGAGTTCACATTCTGCGTGTACTGGGTGGCCAGCGCGTCAAAGCCGGAGGAGCCATCGAAGAACGCGGGGTCTTCCTGAGACCTACGCTCGTAGACTTGGCTGAAGTGGGCTCGGGCCTTCATGCCCTCCATGGTTCCGCTTGCTTGCTGGGCACCGATGGCCATCCACGGGTTCTCGGTGGGCTTGATCTCACCGGAGTCCACCAGCGTCTTGTACGACTTGCGGCTCTGGTTGACGAGGTCAATGCCCTTCTGGACATCCTCCTCGTTCATCTGCTTCTTCATCGACCCGGCAATCTGGGCTGCGGAGACAGACAGGTCCTTGAACGCATCAGCGAACTGGAGGGCAAGGTTGACGCTCTGCTGGTCGTACAGTTCAACTGCCGGGGCCACCGAGGCAACATAGGTGCTTACGGGGGCTGCGGAAACGCCGAGGGATGGTCGCTGCTTTGCCATGATTTATCGAGCCAAGAAGAACGGAGCAGAGGATGCCGCTGAGACCGAGGGAGCCGCAAGGAGCGAGGGCGTTCCAAAGGTTCCCGCAGGAGGCGTTGCCGCCAGATAATACGGAGTTCCGGGAGAGGTAGTCGGGTTTGCCGCCGCTCCCACGCCAGACGGAGTCTGGAACGACCCGAGCGCGGTGTACACGGAGAGGCCCGTGGAGATGCCCTGCATGATGCTGGTCGCAGGAGACAGGGTTGCCGGAGGCGGAAGCGGGTTCGGGTATCCGTTGTTGATGGCGTTCTGCCCACGGGCGTAGATCGCCTTGGCTTCCATGGCAGACTGGGCCCGGAAGTTGCTGATGTTCC